TTCAAACAAAAAAACAAAAATCATCGTGTGGTAGTTGCGTTAGAACTATGATTAATGAATTAAATAAAATATATAACACTTATGGAAATTAGACCACGTTTAAAAGGAAATAGGCTAAAGGCTTTTGAAAATATTACAAGCAAAGCAAATAGAGTTTTAGTTATAGGTGATTTACATGAGCCATTTTGCTTAGACGAATACCTTGAACATTGTATGGAAACATATGCTAAATATAATTGTAATAAAGTTATTTTTATTGGTGACGTTATCGATAATCATTATTCTAGTTATCATGAAACAGACACGGAGGCTTTGGGTGGTGCTGATGAACTTGAGCTAGCAATTGAAAGGATTGCTCGTTGGTATAAGGCTTTCCCAAAAGCTATAGTTACAATTGGTAACCATGACCGTATTATAATGAGAAAAGCTCAAACAAGTGCTGTTCCAAGAAAATGGATAAAAGCATACAAAGAAGTGTTAGAAGTTCCAGGTTGGAAATTTGTAGATAGATACGTTTTAGATAATGTACAATACATACATGGAGAAGCCGGTACAGCAAGGATAAAATGTAAGGCTGATATGCAAAGCACTGTTCAAGGACATTTACATACTCAATGTTACACGGAGTTTTTTGTAGGTCAAAACTTTAAAGTGTTTGGTATGCAAGTAGGATGTGGTATCAACTTTGATTCTTATGCTATGGCTTACGCTAAACGAGGTAAAAAACCAGCTATAGCTTGTGGAGTTGTAATAGATGGTAAAATAGCTATCAACGAATTAATGGATTTATAATTGTTAAAATTATATTAATTTTTTTTTTAATTAACAAATGTTTATTATATTGCAATATGAAAAAACCTAAGAAGTATACACATCAACAAAGAATGTTTAGAATGGAAAAGGTATTGACAACTTATTATGTTTTAATACAGTCAATGCAAAAACGTATAGACACGATAGAGAAAAAATTAGGATTAAAAAAGGAGGAAGATGGTAATACTGTTTGATGCTGATAGTTTAGTTTTCTCATCTTGTGTAAATGTGGAAGATGATTTTGAACAAGCGAAAGCTAAGTTTGATGAAGTGTTAATGAGTATAGTTAACAAATTAGATGAGGAATATAACATTGAAAGACTAATAGTATTTAACGCGGCTAGAGGTAATTTTAGGAAAATAATTAACTCTAAGTATAAAGCTAATAGAACCAAAGAACCACCATTATTATTAGGTAAATTACACAAACATGTGACTGAAGCTTATGAAAGTAAGACAGCGTATGGAATGGAAACAGATGATCTTGTAGCTATCTACTGGAATAAATTACAAAAAGAAATAGGAAGGGATAATGTAATAATAGTAGCATTAGATAAAGACTATAAACAACTACCCTGTATGTTTTACAACTATCATCAAAAACATCAAACAATGTGGAATATCTCTGAGTTACAAGCAATGAGAAATTTTTATACACAAATGATTACTGGTGATAGCGCTGACAATGTTAATTTCTGTTTCGGATATGGACAAAAATACGCTGATAAAATATTTAAGAATTGTAAAACAAAATATCAATTTATTAGAGAAACATTTCAGTTATTTAAAAAAATATATAAATCAAAAGCACGTGAAAAATTCATCATGTGTTATACTTTATTAAAACTAAAAACATGAGTAATATACTTGAAAAAGCAAATAGTATAATAAACAAAAGATCTGAGGAAAAAGAAAGGAATTACGGTCCATTTTCTGAAGGTATGAGAAGAGCTGCACTTATTGCTTCAGGCGCAACCGGTAAAGAGATAACTGCTGAAGACATGTATATGTGTATGGTAGCTTTAAAGCTGTCAAGAGAATCATATAATCACAAAGAAGATAATTTACTAGATGCAGTTGCATATCTAGGAGCACTTAATAATTTACACGATGAGCAAGGATAATATTTGCATGATCAATTTAATGGGTAAGGTTACTACTAAATTGAATTCACATAATGCTGGTTGGACTTATTGTTTGGCTAGTATTATTAATGCGAGGGTTGATTACGATGTTGAGTTTGTAAACGACCCTAAACAAATACATATGTATAAAACAGTGGTGATTAATAACGGTATTAATTACAAGGAAAATGTTTGGAACTTCTTCGGCGGAGTTCAACAGTTAACATTAGATTATTTACATGAGTTAAGTAAATACAAAGGAGATATTTATACATTTAATGAACCTATTGATTTTAAAACTTTACTAAAAAGAAAAGAGATAACAACTATTCCTAATAAGAAAGTTATATGTGAAACAACTACCAGTAACAAATTAATATTAGGGGATTCACATTCTTTATCTATTTATAAAAAAGGATGGGGTATTAAAAGATTAGATGGTAAAACATTACATGGTTTTTTAAAAGACCCGTACAAGTATTTTGACAAAGATAAAACTACTGATTTAATTTTATATTTTGGTAATATTGATATTAGATTTCATTTAATGCGACAGCCAAATCCTGAGTTAGCAGTATATGAATTGTTTGCTAAGCTATGTATGTTTATAGAAGAAATAACTCCTGAAATTAATGTAACAATTCAAGAGTTGTTACCGATAGAGGATGAATCTAGAAAAATACCTGGATCAGGAAAATATAAAGGTGAATCTTATTTCGGTAGTAAAGAAGCAAGACAAAACTTAGTTAACTTATTTAATGGTTTAATCAACACTGCTGGCACTGCAAAATATCCTTATAAAGTACAGAAAGCTTGGTTAACGTATCCATTAGACTTTAATCACATGGAAGCTAGGCAATCTGTACACGTGAGACCTAGTAGTTATTTACATAAAAAAACATTTATAAATGATACAAGAGTTCCAACTTTATTATAAAAAAGCAAAGTTAAATCAAGAAAGACTTTATCAAGGTTACGAGTGGACTAAAAAAGATATTGATGATGATTTAATTTGGCATGTTCCAATCTACGATGTTGTTAATAGAAGATACGCAGCGTTTAGTAGTTTGTTAGAAGCTATTAGATTAAAAGAAGCAGATCCTAAAGGCAATGGCGAATATTTTAAATATGCAGATGTTAATGATTTTGATTTCATGTTGCTATGTTACTTGTTTAGGTTATGTGGTAGTGGGATTAATTATTTTCCAAAGACTAATCATCCTTACGGCACTCATGGTTTCGGTAATTTTTGGATAGTCGATAGTTTACTAAACGAAAGGCTAACATTTAATGAATGGATGGAGGATCTACCTGAAAAAAAGTTTAGTGATAACAAAGGTTATTTACTGCCTATGATTTCTAAAGGATTAAGAAATTTTATATTGGAAGATAGTTATAAATTAGTTAGCTACATACTAGATAACATGTGGGGATTAGAAATATACGAGGTTGTAGATCTAGGTAACGAGTGGTTATTACGAAGAGGATATAAAAGACAAAATTTTGTTCTCTGTGCTTTCGCAATGGACTTAGCTGAGTATTTCCCTAAAATAATAAGTAGGCATAGTAATGTTTACGTAGGATCTAACGCTAAAAAATGCTTAAAAGAAATATTTCCAAACGAAAAAGGGATTGGAAGTAATTTAAAAGTAACTAATGAATGTCTTGAGAGACTTTGTACTTTAACAGGCAATCACAGTTTTAAATACGACATGGAAGATGTGGCTTGTGATTTTATAAGATATAAGAATAATTTTCAGAGTAAGCATCATATAGAATATAATAACGGGATAAAATATTATAACAGTGTTTTTAAATAAACAAAAATATATAGAGAATAAAGATCTAAACTTATTTGGTCTTGATCAATACTTAATGTTGACTGAAGATTTTAAATCATCTTTTGATCCTTTTGTAGTTAAAGATGTAAAGGGGTTCAATGTTATTGATGAATCTGAATCATGTGAAGTTGGTTATAAAGCAAGATCAGGTGAGTTTTTCATGCAACACTTAAAGGATATAAAAGTAAATCACGTGGTTTATGTTCAACCTAGAAGAGGTTTTGCAGGTATCTCATTAGCTTGGTTGTGTAAAAAGTATGACATGAAACTTACTTTAGTTATGCCAGCTTCTAAAGAAGTAAGTGATCATCAAGCTTTATGTATTGAATTAGGAGCTGAAGCTAAGTTTGCTAGAATAGCAGCTATGCCAAATGCTAATAAGATTGCAAAAGAATATGCTGAAAAAGTAAATGCTTTCTTTATACCGTTAGGATTAAATCACCCATTAGTTATTGCAGGAGGAGTAAAAGTTATCTATGATTATTTTAAAGACAAGGATAAACCTAAAACAATGTGGAGTGTGATAAGTACAGGTGTTTTACAAAGATCATTACAGATAGCTTTGCCAGATACAGAATTTAAAGCAGTAGCAGTTGCTAGAAATATACAACAAGGTGAATTAGGGCGCGCCGAGTTCTACAGTTATCATAAGCCCTTTAACAGTCTATCTGATTTAATACCGGATAAATTTGATTGCGAGGATAGTTATGACTCGAAAGGCTGGCACTACATGTGTAAATATGGAAATGAAGGTGATTGGTTTTTTAGTGTAGCCGGTAACGCTAAGAAGCCATCAATAAATAAAAGTCAAATCAAATCATATAGGGATTGGAATGACTTAAAAGATTTTAAAATATGATTTACAATAACGTGACTGAAGCTTTTGAATCTTTATATAATAAGATTGATAAAGTAGAGGAAGGTCCAAATAAAACCAAAGCAATTTATAATACTTGTTTTACGATTAAAGACACTAAAGATCTTGTGGTCAAAACACCTTGGAGAAACTTTAAAACAAGCTATGCTGAAAAGGAATGGATTTGGTATGTTTCAGGAAATAGAAATGCTGAAGAGATAGCTAAGTGTGCCAAAATCTGGTATAATCACATGGATAATAATGGTAATGTTAATTCGAATTATGGATGGCAATGGTGGAGGAATGATCAATATCGTTATGTAGTAGAAGAATTAAAATATAATAGGTTTTCGAGACGTGCTGTTATTACAATATATGACGGTAAAGAATGGGAGGACTACGAGAAAGATACACCTTGCACTCTAGCAATACAGTTTTATTTTAAGACTGACCCTAATGTTTTACATATGTCTGTTATTATGAGAAGCAACGATTTATGGTTTGGTTTTTGTAATGATGCCTATTGTTTTATGAAATTGCATGAATCAATGTGCGAAGATTTAAATGCAATTCAAGGAGAATACACACATTTCGCGCAAAACTTACATTTATACCCAAGACATTATGGAAAAAACATTTGAATTAATTAGACAATGGGCTAAAGAAAGAAGCCTTTATGAAAAAGGAAACTCACATACACAATATGTAAAGTTTCAAGAAGAAGCTGGTGAATTAGCTAAAGCTTTATTAAAAAAAGATAGAGATGAAATAATAGACTCAATTGGAGATATTGTAGTTGTATTGACTAACCTTGCTCATATGGAGGGGTTATCAATTGAGGATTGTATTGTTACAGCTTACTTAGAAATAAGAAATAGAAAAGGTAACATGATGAATGGTACTTTTGTAAAACAAGAAAGAAATACAGACCACATAATATCAGGAACAGAATGAGAAAATATATAGCAAAAATAAGAATACCGGAAAACTTAGATCACCAGTCAGTAGGTTATATTGGTGAAAGAATATTTAAACTATGGTTTAATAGAGTTTATAATGATGAGCAATTATTTAAACAAAAAGCTGATCGTGAATATGAACAAATTGATTTTTCAGACGAGAAAGGATATACATACCAGGTTAAAACAACTAGCAAAAAGAGTTATACGTTTAATTGTCCTTTAGATAAAATAGATAATCATTTAAATGCTTATTATTATGTATTTATACAATTAAAAGACAATTATGCTTATATAGAACCATTACTAACCAGGGAGGACATTTTAGATAATATTAAAAAGTCTTTTATAAATGACACGTGCTATGTTAAAGCAAGAGACCTCCAACAACAGGAGATCACAATATAATGAAAAAATAATAGATGAATATTATTTATTAGTTATATATGAAATAGAAAGAGGAGAGCCAATCGAGAATATAGAATCAATGTTAAAAGAATACGAGTCAAATGAACTATATATAGAATGTGCAGGAATTAAAAAAGGCATAGATCACATAAGGTTTTTTGCTTTATTCGAATTAATATTAAGATTATGTTTAGATGAACAAACAGACAATTTAAAATTAGAATATGAGACCAGATAAAATTAAAGAAATAATAAACGAAAGAACAAACATAAATATAGATACTCCTACAAGAAGGAGAGACCACGTTTACGCTAGAGCTATATACTTTAAACTATGTAGAGACTTAACACCATTAAGATTACATGAAATAGCTAAAACTGTAGACAAAAACCACGCTACAGTGTTACACGGTTTAAATAATATATTTCCTTTGCTTAAACAATATGACGACCCTTTATATAATATTTACGTAGAATTAATGGAACACAAGTTAATGCCATTAAGAGAGAAATACGATTTATTAAAACATAAATACAAAGAGCTATCTAAATACACATTAGACAAAAAATATAATAATCTACTTAACATTATAAAGAAAGTTCCAGAGAATGAATTAGAACATGCAGAATTAAGGTTTGGTACTATAAC